GGGCTCGCGGTTTTAGCAACTGGTCCGAGACCAGACAGTTCCCACCGTACGGGCCTGCTATGACATCTGATCCCTTGGAAGAACATCCCTCGGGGGTCGGTCGCAGTTTTAACTGTTTTCGTGTGCACGTTATACTCGTGCCAGAGTTTGCAGTTTTACTTCGTGCTATTGAAGTGTGGCTACTATTTTATACAGCGGTAGCTAGCTGTTCTTGTGTGCCTAATTGGCCGTTGGGACTGCTGAATAGATCCACATAGTAGGAACGTTTAGGAAAAAGTGAAGACCGAAGTCAACACCAATACCATTATACGCCCAAATACGCAGACCTTTGTTCGCCACGCCTGTAACGGCGTCTGCGACCACCTCCAAAACGAACTCGTCGTAGGGACTATCGTCCACATATGAAGGATGCGTCGCAGCCTGCGGCATAGTAGACTGGAAGCGGTGGTTGCCGTAGTTGGGGCACCCGACCGACAATCCTGCGTTGGTCAGCTGGTTGGTGAGCGATTGACCCGCCGCGCCTGAATCACAGGAAGCTAGGAAGAACGCCGCATTCGCGGAGCCCGTACCTTTCGCTGCTGAGGTGACAGTAAAACCTGAATCAAGACCCGCCTGGTTACTTCGCCAGGCCCGCACATGCCCGTAGGCAGTGGGGCCCTCGACGTTGAATGTCCAGACGGTCGATCCGCGGTACGCCACAAAGGCTGGCAGGATCCACGCCATAGGTGTCGTGTTGGTGTAGTTAAACGGGAAGTTACTCGCCGTCACCACTAGACCTTTTGCGGAGTGTAGACCCTTGGGGTCATACCCATACGCTGGAGGAATCTTGAGGAACCTATATTGTATCACCGAATAGTCGTCAGTGGTGTCTGTGGGCACCGTATTGACGCCCACCAGCGTCGTACGTCGCATCAGCTGCCGCAGGGACCGCACACACTCGCCGAAGTTGACGAGGTAGCGGTCTGGCATAGGGTTATTCACCCCAGAACCAATAACCTGCGTAGTGGTGTAGTCCGACTCGGTATAACAGTCCGCCTGTACTTGAAAGGTGGAGTAGTTAGGGACCGAACGTGGGTTGGCCAGTTCGAAGTTCTCGGCGGCGCGCGCGAAAACTAGAATCGACACTGACGAAGATGCTACGGGAGCCGTTAGTGCGGTAAGAACGCGCACCGTAAGCGCCCCGTTGTCGTAAGTGGGGTTGTAAGCGAAAGTTGGTGAGGTACTGGTTGACCACTGAATCCCTGCGGATGTGTAGTTGTTCCGAGTGACCAAAAATGCTAATGCCTGTTGGTAAGGCACCCTAAATTTGACATCTGCGTCGTCACCCAAGTCGACGATGGACGTGAAAACGACGTTGTTGGTGTTAGCGTCGTTGTAAATGTTCTCCCCTGCATAACCTGCCGGGTCGAAGGAGATGCGCAACCGGCCTTTGTGGAAGGGTGAGCAAACAACCTTGAATCGGAAGATGATGTCGCCTCGCCAGTGCTCAAACAGTGCAGAGATCCATGCCATGGGTGTCATGTACAGCTTGGAATTTGTCGCACCGTCATTGTCGAAGAGCATAGGGTTGACGTTCGAGGAGAAGAGAATGGTGTCTGGAGTGGCCGAGGTGGCCCAGGACGTTGTGGCCAAGTATGATTCACGCTGCACCAAGTGCGTGATGACCATTTCATCCTTCGAATCCAGACCCACAATAGCTGGGTCGATGGAGAGCTCATTCTTAGGGTCAAGTGTGAGCTTCTCATTGGGGAAACCTATCTCGGTAGAGGCCATTGGTGGAAATGGCGATGGGCGATATGGCATAGTATCCGCTATGACCGGGACGTTGGTAAAACCAAACATCCGGGCAATGGAGGAAATTGCTGACGCTCCTATCTTAGTTGCTGTGGCGAACCTCCCAATGATGGGGATATCCTCGAACCATGAGGCCCCCGCTGCAATAGCGGAAGCAGGCCCGGAGACAGCCCCTTCTCCATACTCGTCGGCCTGCAGTTCCAGCGACTGGGTCGCCAAACCTGCTGAAGGGCCGGATAGCTTAACATCTTCCGCCCAGGCGTATATTGAAATAGTGACGCCTGTCCCTGATGCACCATTAGCACTCTGGAGTGTGGTGTAATTCAGGAAAGTGAGTTGGCCCTGCTGGGTCATCTCAGATGCAGATTGCGCGTTGATCCAATTCTTGTTCCAAAAGAAAGGCAAGGTCATTTCGCCCGCCTCGTTACCTTGAGGGTAAATCCAGATGTGTGGTCGTTGGGAGTAGGGTATGAAATACCGTGTCCCAGAATCATTCTGGATGGTCGAGGGGGTTACAGTGGGCAATGGTTGGTAGCTCATAAGCGTCGACCCGTAATAAAACGGGGAAGCGTTGATGAGCACCTTCACTTTGAGCTTGCATTGGATAAAGGCGAAGTTGTTTAGCTTGTACTGTACCCTGGGATCCGTGAAATACGCGTTCCAGGGGTTGAACGTATGCGTTGTGCCTACCGCATCCGTTTCGTTCCATGTGTATGAACCAATGCGCACAGGGCGCGAGAGGAACTTAACAAAGTCGATATTCCGCGTTTGGTCAGTGGATGTCATGGGGTCCAAATCGATGTTCAGGCCCGCATGCATACCAGCTGCTTCATCATGGAAGGCGACTGTTTCCCGTTGTATATGGCTAGCCTGCGGAGCTTCCGTCACTGAGACATCAGCTTGTACTTGCCATAGGCCCTCATCTGGAGGGCCACCAGGGAGACGTTCTAGTACGCCTCCGCAACTTTGTCCGATTCTGCAGTCGGACTCCTCAAATAAGTTGGTAGGTGCCAGTTATAGAATGGGTGGGTGGCTAGCCCGTCCCAAGCGGGTATTCTAAAGCCTCCTCAGGCAGAGACAGTTTAACGACATGTTGGTCGGGGGGGGTTTAATTCAAGGTGCGCTTACACGAAACGTGCTTTGAGCGCTCCTCAAAGTCAAGGACCAACTCCCCCCAAGTTGGGAACGTGGAGGTTTCGATGTAAACATCTAATCCCTCCTCGTGGACGATCTCCTTGAAGACCTCACTCATCTCGGTGAACTTCTCTTGTCCATAGAAGAAGTACTCACGCACTGCAGTGGCCACGATCTGCAGGGCATGACATGTCGGCGAGATGTTCTTCTTCTGCACGCACACCATCAGCATCTTAGCTATGGAGTCTTCAGCCAGCGGCGCCACATGTGCCCGCAGTTGCGGGTCCCACCGCCAGGTCCGCTTGAGGAACGATACCTGGGAAATGGGGATGTAGGGGATAGACTGGGCCTCCTTGTCCGCCATGGTGTACTCGATGCCCACCTCGGCCAGGACGCTTTGGATGGCCGTATGATTAAACCACTCGTACCCATCTCGCACCCCCATGGCATTGTCGTCACCATAGGTCATGAGGCGCACCACGTGTTTAAAACCGCGGAGGCACTCAGGGGGGCGCAAGGTCAGGAACGTGTAGCGCATATAGAGAGAGTTCGCCAGACTATTGACGATAACCGTGAGGGCATGTCCCGAGGGATTGCTCCCAAAGAACTCTACCAGGTCGCCGTTGAAGTCGACAGTAGGGAATGCCGTGTCATAGGCAATGCCCCGCACCACCGACAACTCGTCGTCCGAGTACCCTCCGCGCTCGCAGATGTCGAGCATAATGTCGAACGTAGCAAGAATCACGCTAGCAGGCATGCGCTTATCAAACTTCGCGTAGTCGCCGGCCACCATCCGCTCACTTCCGTAGTGCGTCAGGTACTGGTACATCTCTTGCCACTCGAGGCTCTGTGCCACAACGCCCACTCCAGTCTCGAAGGTATACCGACGTTTCTGGATGAAGACGATGACAGGTAGCAGATACATTCGTGTGACGAGTGTGTGTGCCATTCCAGCTGCCGTGAAAACCCTGGTCTTACCAGCCTCCGCCTTAGCGAATGTGAC